TGGTAATCTGTGTCTGCAATCCATCGTCCGCTTGAGTCCGAGCGGCATTCGCCGAGTCAATCAAAGACTGGAGATTGCCAGAAGCCGATACTGACCAATCGTGATTAGTGGTAATCTGTGTCTGCAATCCATCGTCCGCTTGAGTCCGAGCGGCATTCGCCGAGTCAATCAAAGACTGGAGATTGCCAGAAGCCGATACTGACCAATCGTGATTAGTGGTAATCTGTGTCTGCAAATTGCCAGACGCAGCAACCGCCCACAACTCATGCGCAGCCAAATCCGCAGCAACCTGATCAACATAGCCAGATGGAGCGGCGCTCAACTGCTCAAGTGTGACCTGATGCGGGTTGTTCAAGTCATCAAGGTGCGCCTGAACCATTCCTGATGGTGCTGCACTAAGTTGCTCAAGGCTAACTTGGTGTGGATTGTTGAGATCGTTTAGATGCGCCTGAACCATGCCAGACGGAGCAGCAGAAAGCTGTTCAAGGGTAACTTGGTGCGGATTGTTCAGATCATCCAAGTGAGCTTGAACCATGCCACTTGGCGCGGCATACAACTGCTCAAGAGTTACATTATGAGGATTGCTTTGATTGGACGTGTGATTGACAATTTGCTGATTAAGCTGACCAGAAATTCCAGTAATCGAGTCTGTAAGTTCAGCGTCCAAATCACTAATGCGACTATTGATCAGGACATCTTCTGCACTCAGAGCATTGTTCGCTGCAACCATCTGACCAGACAGGCTTGCAAACTCGCCCTCCGTCCAATCTCGCAAATTCTGATCCCACAACTGAGCAACGCCGGAAATACCAGCAATCTCGGCTTCAACATACTGCTGAATCGACTGCTGGTTGCCTGATGCACGAACCTGTGAAGACCAATAGGGAATAGGGTGATTGGTGAAATGCTGGCGCAGCGTAGACTGACCGCTCGGATCTACAAATCCAAGGTTGAGATCCTGCACGGTGTCATTGTAGAGCGTTGCCGCGTTCTGCTTCGCGCGACCCAACACGCCCGGATGGGCTGAGTCGATATGAGTATTGACGTGAGTGTTAACTTGCCCCGAAATCGAGGCTTGACGTTCTTCCAGCACATTGATGCGAGTCTTGTTCGAACCCGCACCTTCAGTCAGGTGTTGCTGGATTTCTTCTACAACTTGGTTGACTTGGTTAAATCCAGAAGCGCTCGGCACGCTGCCCAAGCTCGTATAATCGAGATAGGCAGATAGCCAAGTTTCATACGCATTGAATCTAACCAAGCCGATTGGGTAATTGATATAGATCTCATGCAAGCCCGGTTCCGGGTTTGTGGTGACCGCGAACTCCCCTTCGGGTACACGCTGAGGCGAGTTCCACACATCAACAACACCAGACGGATCTACCGATCTGCCAAGCAGAAACTCTTTCTCGCTAACGAGGCTGAGATACTGCCCGCTTACAGGAATTCCGTCAGGGTGGTAGTTATGATAACGTTCGAGGTATTGTACACCACCACTCGGAAAGACCATATTGAGAGCCTACCTTATTCTTTGCCAAATGGGTTCTCGGGATCAAGCTCCGCAATGCGCTTCTTTGCCGCATCTTTGATCATCTTCTTGTTGGTCATCTGAATAACTTCAACAAGGGTGTTGATATTGGAAACTTCGTCAATCGACTTCTTGGCGCGATCAACGCTCATTGCAGCAATATGGGCGGGTGTGTGTAGACGCTGGTCGATCTTGCCCTGCTCACGCTTCATTGCGTCCCCAAGTACATTTTGCCCTTCAGTCTCGTCTTTTTCCTCTGGTTCCTGTTCGATCTTACCAGTTTCCTTGACAAAATCTTCAGGCTTGTCCTCGGTGACTTCGACCTCGGCAGCGACCGTGGTGGTCTTCATGGTAGGCTTCTCTTGATTCCAGTCCGGGGGCATGGTCACAAAAGGAAGTTCGTCGATTCCGTACTTGCGAATCGCATCTTCCTCAATCTCGTTGACACCGGGCTTCAGGCGAACTTCGCGCCCAATCACAATTGTCTTATTGCCGGTGTCGGCGGTGAATCTGACTTTTGCCATGATCCTCTCCTTTAATTGAAAAAGGGGGATGGGGGCAAGTTACCCCGCATCCCCCGAGTTTACATCAGGTGTTTTCACACAGCTTAGCTGCTGCGCGAGATTGTGCCGACAAACATGTTGGTGAAGTCGAGTAGCGCGAAGCCAAGACGTTCACGAACAAAGTAGCCGACCTTGAACTCTGTGACAGCCATCGGGTCTTCGTAGGAGACAAGCCCCTGACGAATAGGCATCACGCCGAAGCGCGAACGACGACCGGACAGGTCAAAGGCGTATACCTTGTCATCGCCAACGATGTCGCTGGTGTAGACCTTGTGGATACGGATGCCAAACAGGCTCATCACGTATTCGGTATCCTGCTCGCCAGAGTTCGGCATGCCTTCGTCGAAGAAGCGTTCCTGCTGTGCATTCGGAACGTTACGAACGCCCGAAGCTGCGGTGCTTGTCCAGTAGTTGAAGATGTCGAACGCTGTGCGCGGGCTGACGTAGATGTCAGTGATGCGACGACGAGCAACGTCGGCAGTGAGAACAAGCTCAGCAAGAAGCTCCTTCGAGAAGAAGCCCTTACCGGTTGTCAGGTCAACGCCAGCAGTCGAACCGATCTGGACACTATGTGTCGCAGGGAACGATGCGTGTGCTGCTGCTGCGCTGATCAGGTTCCAGCCGACCATGTTTTCGAGTTCCTTGACCTGCTCAGTAATCATCCATTCGACTTCTTGAGCTACGTCAAAGCGAGCGTCCGCTGCAAGGTCCATCAACCATTCACCACGTGCGAAGATGGGGAATGTGTTCACGAAGACCTCATCGCCTTCAAGCGTACGTCTCGGTGCGGAGCCAATACCGGGCGCGAGCCAAGCGGTCTGGACTTCCTTTGCACCGATGAAGAACTGAGCCTGTGCGCCGGGGGCAAGGTTGATCGGTTGGAAAATCGAACGAACCTGCGACTCCTTTGCAATGAGAGGCTCAATCTTCGCCGCACGAGAAACGATGTAGGCACGGCGTGCGTCAGGATCACTTGCAATGGCGCGGAACAACTCAGCCTTCTCTTGTAGGGATAGTTCCTCAATTTTGTCCATCTTATTCATGTGGACTACCTCCAGTAGTTGTCGCCCATTGCGATCTCATCCGCTCGATTAAACAAGCGGGATGTTGAAGCGGATAATCGCCTTCACTGTGGAAGGAGTATCCTTCGAACCTGCGGTCGCACTTGCAGCAGCAAGCGACTTCAGGGTGTCGGTGCCGTCAGCATGTTCAAGAACGCAAACCGCCTTGCCATGAACCGAGGCATCGTAAGATGCGGGAGCGATGAAGCGAAGTGTGCTTCCGTCCCAAACGCCGATGTCTCCGGGGTTACCCGTACCACCGTGGATGGCTGTAGCAGCCATGCCGATACCGTACTGGCAGCCGATCACGTCGCCGCGATTAGCTGTGGTATTCTGGTAGTTGCGGTAGCCATTCAGACCGGACATATCTTCCACGTTCTGAAGGGCAAACCACTGACCTTGACCAGAAGGAGCCGCCACAACATAGCCAGCCGCGTTCAGCGCTAGCATTGTGCCAGCCTTCCAGTACGTGTTAGGGTAGTTGACGCCATTTGCAGCACCGGACGGAGCAGTCAAGTGCTGATGGTTGTCGTAACCACGAAGGACTTCGAACGTTGTGTTGTAGCGTTGCTTAAGCAGCAACTCAGGTACAAACGTGCTAGGCATTTCTTAACCTCCTATTGGTTCCCTCGTCTGGATTAGAGCAAGCTGTACTTGGAAAGGCGGTCCTTGGTCTTCGGATCAGACGCCATCGCAGACGCAAGCGCGCGGTGGGTTTCTGTCTGACCGTCAATAACCGGGAAAGTCACCGACTTCTCAGCAGCTTCAGTTTTCTTGTCTTCGACTTTTTCGTCGTCCTTCTTGTCTTCAGTCTTGTCCGAAGCCTTCGCAAGCTTTTCTTTGAGAGCGACACGCTGGGACTTGAATGCTTCGAAATCGTCATCGCTGAGCGAGGCAACAGCCTTCGCATCGGCTTCTGCGTCAAGCAGAACATCGGCTTCTTCAAGAGAAGCAATGCGCTTGGTCAAGAGTTCTGCCTGTTCAAAAGCAGCAATCTTTTCTTCAGCAGCCTTGGCGCGACCTTCGAGTTCTTCGACTTTCGAGTCCTTTTCAGCAGCTTCAGTCTTTGCAGCTTCGAGAGCCTGATCCTTCTCCGCAACCGATGCCTTGACTGCTTCAAGGTCGGTAGTGAGGGTCTTGATCTGTTCAGTTGCCGCCGAAGCAGCTTCTTTCAAGCTCGCGATCTCCTTCTGGAGGGTATCGACGGTCGTCTGCAAAGACTTATTTTCTGCCTGTGCAACCTTCAAGTTTGCTTTCGCTTCGGATACTTCATCAAGGGTAGCCTTGATCTGATCCAGTGTTTCCTTGTCGATTGGCATTGGATTTCCTCCAGTATCCGTATTGGTTTTCTTCTCAGAATTGTCTTGTTCCCCATTCGTAGGCAATTCATCACTCTTGGCTTCTTTTTTCTGGAGCGAGGCAGAAACAACAATGGCGGGTCGCTCTGGATGCTGGGGCGCTACTTCGATAAAGTTCAGCGCATTGGGGTTTGCCGGATTGGCAACAAGACCCCCGCCGCCGAAAATCATTCCTCGAAGCACGCGTCCAACCGGCATGCCGTTGAACCCGCCTTTCCTGAACGCATCTGCAAGATGCGGTGCCTCATCTTTGTTATAAATGGTGCCATTGACGAACCAGTCATAATCACGGAAGTAGACTTCCATTGAAAGAGCACGTTCGCCGCTGTTAACTTCATTGGTAATGTCTGCCACAGTTTTCGGAAATAACCATTTCCATAAAACACCAGCCATTACAATGTCATACCTGCTACGGTGCTCGTGTTCCTTGTAGTTCTTGAGCAGATCGTTCTCTGACGCCTGAATATCGTCCCAAATCTCCGCGATTCCATTTGCAGCATTACTTGCAGGAACCATTGCCCCGGTCCGGCTGCTTACCATCGCTGCGTCATAAATCGCGCCGATGATAGTGTTCTTGCCGGAATTGAACGTCATGTTGGGATGCTGTTTAACGATCTCAACGTAAGACGAGCCTTCTTCGATCACGTGTTCAACGTCAAGCGGCTTGAGGCGAATTGTTCCATAGGACCGAGCAAGCTCAGTGGGCAAGAACACATCCCAATTCGAGTTCATGCCAGAACTGACGTAAATGCCCTTCAAGTAGGAAACGTCAGGGGTCTTAGGAATCCCGTCACCCAAAGAATCAGCTAGACTGGCAGCAGCCTGTTGAATCTGTTCTTCGGTAAATGAGGAAGCCTTGGCAACCTCGTGTGCAGTAGCCGTACGCAGCGAAGCCGTGATTCTAGTGTAGTAGTACTTTTCGCCATTAAACTCGACTTGTTCAAAAGCCACTGCGATTCCTCCCTGAGCGCGCGCGGAGTGGTCTACCCTTTGAATTTGGGCAAACTACTCCGCTTTTTCGCTCAATAATTATTTTGAAGTAAGTGTTTTGTCTTTTAGACGCGGTTTGCGACTAGGTTGCTTGTCGGTCGGCTGCTTAGTTGGACGACCACCCCCCGGTCCATTTTCAGTGTTCTTTGGCTTGGCTTTCTGCTTTTCAATCTCAAGCTCGGCATCTTGTTCCTTCTGACCCGGACTTGACTCGGGTGCCATCACACGAATAGTGCCGTCATCCTTAAGCTGTGCTTCTTGAGTCATACGCTCAAGTTCCTGCGCCCACGAATAGCCAAGTTCCTCAACCACGGTCTGGTAAGAAAGAACGCCACCTTGCGCTAGACCCATCATCACCTTCTTGACCATTTCCTCGTCGCGCAGGTTGTAAGTCTGGAAGATGACCTCGGGAAAACCTTGGAAGCCCATTGCTGCGGCAATACCGTGATATTCAGGATAAACGAACTGTTCCAACACATCCTGACGCCCCTGCTCAAGGTTTTCAATGAACCCCTTAACAGAGACATATCCCGTGGTTGCACTGCCTTCAATGCGTCCCAGCAAGATAGGAGACACGCCAAACGCATCACGGATGTCTTGGTTCCAAACTTCATACTTGTCTTCACCCAAGATCTCCATGTTGACCGGCACACGAATCACGTCAATAGCATGATTCCAGAACAGGTGCAGAGTTTTGGTCTGCATTGCTTCCAGCCATGCCTGAACAAGTGACTGAATGTGAGACGGCTTCGCCGGAAAATCCTTGTCGCCGACCTTGACGATAACCATCTGCGTAATGATCGTGTCAATAGTTGCGCTATCCATCTCACGCAAACGATTCTTCATGTGCAGAGCACGGAAGGCGCGGTGCATGAGCGGAAAAGCCATTGGCTCGTAGTCAGGCTTCATGCGGGTGATGCGAGAGACGATGTTGGGGTCAAGCAGCACTTCGTCGTTGCCGCCGCGAATTTGAGACACGAAATCGCGGGGCAGGGTCAAGATCTGCTGTTTCTGGTAGGGAGTTGTCGGATTCTGAATGGTGTCCTTAAGCTTGGTGGACACCTTATAGGTCATGGTCGCCAGTCCGAATTCCTCAGCGCCATCCATTGTCACAGCCTTGGGGTCGATCACGGTATAGACGCCGGGAATCATTGATTTGGACCAGACATGCTTGCGTGCAGCCATAACCTTACTGCGCGTGTCTGCCTGAATATCCTTCATCTGATCGTACGTGATCTCATCGCGCAGGTAAGCAGCCATTGCCTTTTCGTAGTTCTCGTAAACCTGTGTAATGCGCCATTGCTCAGCCTTGGTTGTAGATTGAAGATTGGGGTCAACCTTGTATTTGAAATCCGGGTTGCCTTCGCCTTGTTTGAAGTTGACCAATGTCTTCATAACGTAAACATTGCCAGACAGGTAGTATTCAAGGAACACCTGCTTGAGAACCTGATTGAAACCAACCTGAATTGCCCAATCGTCAAAGAACTGGCGAATCTTCTCGTCCTTTAGTTGGTGGCGAAATCCAGCTACGGAAAACTGAGCCATAAGCTCAATGATCTTGCCCGCGATTGGATCTTCCCGATAGTAGCGTTGAGCAAGTCGCATTGACTCGGTGGCATCTTCAGGAATGCCATCCGCCACGCTAATATCGTCTTGGAAGAAGTTGACGCCAAATGGGGTTGAACGAGAAATAGCTGCGGCGCGGGACTGGTGACGATAGATCATCTCTGGATCATAAAAGCTATCGTATGACGAATTGCGCGCGCTGCCGAACATGGAAGTGCCGGGGGCAATCTCCCTCATTTCTTTTAGCTGGTCATTGGTCATGGGCAAGACAACTCCAACACCACCATCACCATAGTTGATTGTGTCGCCGATGGAGAGTTTGACATCCTTGCCTTGAAGGTCTTCTGCTCTATACTCAGCCATTTCTTAACTCCTTTTAGCCCGCTGCGCCATTCTCAAGGCAACGTGGGTGGGAAGTCCTGCCCCGTGAACCATGCCGGTGAACATTGACATGCCGGGTGCAAGTTCAGGTTCTTCCTCTTTTTCAGTCTCAATCTGACGAAGCTTGCGGTGTGCCGCCCAATTCATAAGCATGATTGCCGTCCAGCGGTCCTTGCGAGGCGGCTTAAGCAGTGCCGCGTCTTCTGAGGCGTGTGCTTTCGAAATTTCTCCGGGCAAACCAAGATGCACCTTGCCCGTACGCGTAGATTGCGCAACAATTGACGTTGTTTCCTCGATACACTGTTCGATCTCGTCATACATCGACTCCAATGTGTCAAGTGAGTTGCCCTCGTTGTCAAAACCCTGATCCGCAATGTCTGCCATAGCAGACGGAGTGCTTGGAAACAAGAACCGTCCATGATCAATGTCTGCCTGAAGCTGATAAGCCATCTTGGGAATCGAGTCGTCAGAGAACTTGATCATCTCAAGGATGTGCCAACCCTCTTTGCCCTCAAATTCCTCATGAGTAATCGAGTCCCAAATAAGCTTCTGGTGCTTTGGGCACATGCGCTCATCGTGAAGCAAGTCTTCAAGCGACGTGCCACCGCCGCCAGCGTCCATGCAAATATAGATGATCTTATATTTGTCGATGCACTCACGGATCTTATCGTGCATAACAGGGAACTCGCGACTATTGAGTGTAATCACGTTGACAAGCTCAATCTTGTCGTCCATAACACGCCCAATTGCGATGGCGAAGTTGTCGCTGTTGCGGGCAACGTCAACACCCATCACATAGTTAAACTGAGGCTTGCCCTTGGGTTCGATTGTGAACCGCTTGTGGGCGCGTGAAGCCTCAATCTTCGACATACGGAAGAAGCCCTCAGAGTCGGGAGGGAAGTATGCGCAGTACTCCATCTTCCACTTAAGCTCTGACATCTTGCGCTTGGCTTCCATGATCGACTCAATGTTCATAAACCCTTCTGGAGGGTCTTGATAATCGAACATGACCAGCGCGCGGTCCTTGTTCCACATTACGTAATCTGGAACCTTGACCACTGGATTCAGATCCCTATTGGCTGGATCAGTAATCTCGCGACGATAAAGCTCAACGCGGCGATACAGGTGGTTGAACTGATAGAAGGCGGTAGAAGTAAGAAGCATTTTGTTCTTTTCAGGCTTGAAAGTTGCTTCTTCTTGAGTCATGCTGCCATCCTCGACCATCTGACGCTGAAGCTTCATTGCCATAACAGCTTCCATCGGATCTTTGGTAGTAGCACGCATACCCTGAATAACGATGTCTAAAATGTCCTCTGGAATCTGCGCTGCCTCATCGCCCAAGATTCGGTAGTAACGAGCACCACGAATCTTAGAGCCATCGCCTAGCGGCAAAGCTTCGATCAAGGAGCCGTTGTAAAGCTTGGTATGGCACTTGTCGGGAGTGATGATGGGGCGCTTGACACAGAGTTCGCGCAAAACAGGAGATTTGTCGTATGCACGCTCGACCTCAGCCCAAACGAACTTGGACTGACGGAAGGAGGGTCCAAAGATACCGATCTTTTCCTCGGGGAACAACACGGCAGAAATCCATGCAAACATGGATAGGAAGAAGGTGTTGTGGTTGATAAAACCATTCGACCAATACTTCTCCCCTGTCGGCACGTTAAAGTCAACGCAGTTATCTATGCCATCTTCCACACACTCTACTTCATCAAAGAAGTAGTTTTGATTCAGATCGAGCAACTGTTCAAGCTTCTTGTAGTCGTCGTCATTCTTAGCCGCCACAGGAAGCAAGCTCATGAAAAACTGAAGACTACATGCAGTCAGACTTTTTCGATTACGAATGCCGCCGCGATATTTGCGCCACAACTCATTCGATCCATCCAGCGGAAAGCGATACCTAGACTTGAGACGAATTAGAATGTCGCTTGCACCGGGAATAGTGTCTATATTGGAATTGTACGAGCGCTCCTTGCACCATTGCTCAAGCTGATTTTGTTTACGCGAAAGCCTAAAGCCAATTCTTTCTCCAAACTTACAAGCCTCTATGCCGCGAATTTCTATAATATAAGCCTTGCCAAATTTAGACTTGGTTTTCTTTTCGCGCAACTTCGAAATAATGCCAAATAGAGACAGGGCAAGATGAACTTGCTGGGCAAGGCGCTTCGACGTTGTGCAAAAACTTACACCTTTCTCATCACAACCACCATCCGTATCAAACAATCCTTGAAGACAAGCGCGGAGGGCTTGTTTCGATGTTAGAATAGACTGCGGAATCGCTTTGTCATAAGACAGGGTGTGTGAAATGCCATACTTTCCGCGCAAATAAGTATAAAATTCATTCGAAAAACGAACAGTATATGTTCCGGTCGCACGCTTGTCTAGTTTGGGTTTAGAGCAATCGTATTGACCAACAAATTTAAGCAACTGCTGGTCGGCAGATGTAAAATACAGCGACGAATTGATTGTTCCGTCGCCAAGCAGTAAGCCAATCAAATAGCACTCATCAAGATCAGCTTCATGATCGCCCCAAGTCGCATCCTGATTGCGCCCGATTAGAACTCGATCCCCCGACCTAATATTGCTGAATGACTTCCAGACAACTTCGCCATCCTCTAAGCCCTGAACTAAATGTACGTCAGATCCAGTAAGCTCATATCCCATGCGCGTGCGAACGGTCTTAGTGCGTTTTTGAGGCTGAACAAGTATCTTGTCAATCTGCTGCCAACCTTCTCCATTCCACATGTGAATAGGCTGCTCCAGATCTATCCAGTGCTCGTCTCTGGTGAAATCAAGATTAGGGAA